GTTCTCCACAAAAACCACCCCCTCCGTTTCGTAAGAATGTACATATGATGACATACGGAGATGACGACATTGGCACGGTTTCAACGTCTTGTTCGTGGTTTAATGCTAAGGTAAAAGCGCATTATTTGCACTTATACGGCATAGAGTACACACCACCCGACAAAGAGGGAACACATGAGTTGTTTTACAATACTCGTGAAGTTGATTTTTTAAAAAGGAAGAGTGTGTATATACCACAATTAGAGCACCACTTGGGCGCATTAGCGTACAGTAGCGTGTTGAAATCTATTACGTGTGGAATTCCGACTCCTCATTTATCACCGTCTGAAATTTTTGGTCAGATTTTAGATGGCGCATTATTAGAGCTTTTTGCTCATGGGGAGGAGGTGTATGAAGAATTTCGAGGTAAGGTGAATCTGTTTATTACAGAGGAGCGCCTCGAAAGGTTTGTGAAGACCAACCACCTAACATTTTTTGATCGTTGTGAAATGTGGCGAAACAAATATGTTAGAGATGAACCAGACACTGGTTACCAGGTAGATCATACTCAAGATTTATCGAGGCTTGTCTGGGAGATGAGTATTGGACATTTCGACTCAGGGCCTTATGAGGGTGATGGTTCTGTTTAAATTAATCCTTCAGCAAATCTAAACAAGGTGCACGTATAGGCACGAAGTCAAAACTATACACAAACATGGGGTCTACAGCGACCATAACCCCAGTCGAAGGGCCGGATAGCCCGATTTACATGTCTTCCGTTTCTGAGTCTGACGGGAGGCTTCGAAAGCCCGACTCAGATCATTGTTACACATATCATGCGCATCCACAGTTTGTTGGATTCTCATGCAGCGGCCCTACATACCAATATTGGCACTCAAAAGCGTGCGGTGTATGTCATCCTGAGCTGTTGTCTTGTGTTACTTGTGATGATTTATCTCCATCTTCTAGTGTTGACAATTTTCCATTGACGCCACATTCTGGCATTCAACCTCAATCTGGCGTGTTTCCGTTTCTTGGCTATTATGACGGCATTGCAGTCCCACCTGAGTTATTATATTCTGATGGGTCTGTTGTTTTGGAGGCGTTTGCCAGTGTTAAGTTTTATCGTGATGCTTATTATTTGTATTATGAACTTGGAAATTTCACACAGGCACCTCCTCAATCGAATTGGTTTGTGGATGCCTTTGGAATAGCTCTTGCCAAGAAAGCTGAGAAAGACAAACAAAATAAGCCACAGAGTGGAGAAATTGATTTACCTTTCTTTGGAGATGATGACACATTGTGGGAAATAATATGCATTGTTCCTATGTTTTCACAATATGTTCCACAAAGTGGTGAAATGGATTCAAACATGATGCATGTTTTGGAAGGATCCACAACGCAAGTGATCACAACTTTGGACGACGACACTGAGCATTATGAAATGTCTTACGATGCAGAGCGTGACGCAACTTATTACAATGTTGATACAGACGAAGTTTCATTAGCGAAGTTTTTGTCTCGACCTGTGAAAGTTTTTCAAAAAGTTTACACTCCTAATTCGACAGTTGCCACCACTACTATTGATGTTATACAACCTTCTAATTATTTTTCTAATAAGAGAGTTGTTAATAGAATGACTAATTATCGAAACATTAAATTGGATTTATGTTTTAGATTTATGGTTAATGGTACTCCATTTCATTATGGGAGGTGGATGGCTACAGCCATATCAAATTCAACGAATGAGGCTTTTTTGACACCAACAACTATTCAAACAGCTTTAAATCCGTACAAGGCTTTGTTGTCGCAACCACCACATGTGTTTATCAACCCCACCACTTGTCAAGGTGGTTGTCTGAGATTACCTTATGTTCATCATTTCAACGCATTTGATGCCCCCGCAGGTGAACATTTAGCTACTGGCTTCATTGCCATTTCTGAATTATCACCTTTGAAACAATTGTCTACGGTTAATGATCCGATAACAATGACAGTGTTGTGTTGGGCAGAAAACGTTGTACTTGGTGCGCCCACCCAATCTAACACAGTGGGTATGGTACCACAGTCTGGAGATGAGTATGGCAAACAGGTCACTTCTAACACGTTAACTGTGTTGTCTAGGGTTGCGGGAGTTTTATCTAATATAGTGTCTATACGACCGTATGCCATGGCGACTCAAGAGATTTTAACGAAAGCCTCGCGTGTTGCTATAGCATTAGGTTTTAGCAAACCTACAGTTGTAAGTAACATTGGATATATGGTTCCTAGAACTGTACCAAATTTTTCCAGTGCAGTTCAACACGATCCTGTTTATAAAATGACGTATGATGACAAACAAGAGGTTACGCATGATCCATCTGTTTGCGGTTTGGCAAGAGTTGACGAAATGAATTTGAAAACTCTTATGCAGATTCCTTCATTGATTTCAACTTTCGGTTGGAAGTCTTCGTTCACGCCCGAACAGACGTTTTTGCATATCAAGGTTTCTCCTAATCATTTTATTGAAGGACCTGGGGCACAGTCTGCCAAAGTTTTGGCTATGCCACCGGTATCGTACATTACGCAAATGTTTCGTCAATGGCGAGGTTCGTTGCGCTTTCGTTTTGTTGCAGTGGCTAGTTCTTTTCATAGAGGTAGGTTAAGGATAACATACGACCCAAATGGTGTAACCGCCTCTCAAGTTGCAGCTGGTCTGGAATATAACACCACATATTCTTATATATGGGATTTATCTGAAAATCATGAAGCAATTATTGATGTAGGATATATGTCCCATCAACCATACTTGCGGCCTAGTAGACCTGGACAAATCGCGTCGTCAACTATGATAGCTCCTACAGCATTAACACACGATGCTTCATTTGACAATGGTTCATTGTCTATCACTGTTTTGAATGACTTGACCGCTAATGGAGTTGCAGCAGCTGACATTGATATCTTAGTGTTTTTGTCGGCTGGGCATGATTTTGAGGTTTATGACCCAACAGATGCACTCGATAACTACACATTGTTTCCACAGAGTGGAGAGTTAATGCAGGATGATTTAATGTCTCCGTTAGTAACCAAACCACATGTTACTTTTGGAGTTTATTTGTCTGAAAAAGACCGTGCACCACTTGTTCACCATGGAGATTCTGTTGAATCATTGCGCTATTTATTGAAAAGGTATACCACTTATACCACATTACCGTTTGTAGGAATAGCTGCGAATTCTACGGTGTCAATAGAAGCCAATATGTGTGCTTTTCCTTTGAATAAAGGTAAAGCTCCAGGTGCTATGCACACTGCAGGTACGCAGCCGTATAATTATGTGTATCAAACACCCTTAGCATGGTTTTCTGCTATGTTCATGATGAGGAGAGGGGGCCTCAGGTGGAGAGTTCGCGATACGTCCAATATTGGACTCAATGTTAATGAATTACGCGCTGTGCGTAATTCTACTAACACTAATTTCGTTTTCATCCCTTTGAACGTAAATACACCAACATCTACGTCCGCCAGTGCGCGAGCGTATTTGTTAAATCTCCCTTCATCAGGTGCAGCTGGCATGGCACTTGGTTCGTCTATTGACGGAGGTAGGAATCAAGTTGATTTTGAGATTCCTTATCATTCGGCAAGAAGATTTGCCTCGCCTCGTTTAGGCGATAACTCTTTGGCTCATAACCAAGGTGTTAAAATACAAACAGTTGTGACTAACACTACCACCTCAGCCAAAAGCGGGCAATTGACAATTTATGTGTCCGCTGCGGACGATTATAGTTTATCCGGGTTCGTTTCTTGTCCTCCGGTTTACTATAATCCAACTTTATTGTAAAACGCACAGCCGGTTTAGCCGGTTACTAGGCAGCAGTCGCCTAGGTGGTCATACTCATGTTGTTTTTGAGTGTGCTCATGGGTCTTCCCCAACACGTCTTTTTCAGAAGTCTTGAATTTGCCGGGGAAGCCCGGATTTATAGAGACTGCAAGTTAGAGATGTGTGAAGCCCCGCACAAAATAATGTGCCATTCAGGTAAATATAGTACGTGTAGATACTTACCTGGTGGTTAGATCATTCCATTGGAAGATGACACATTACAGGGCTGCTTTTCCG